AAGAAGGGGTATGCTTCCCTTTGTTTGGAGTTCAAGACATCGACGGGAAAACAATCTCCCGATCAAAAAGAATACCAACGCCAAGTTGAAATGGCAGGTAGTAAGTATGTGATTGTTCGGAGCGTGGAACAGGCTATCCGGGAATTGCAACTATATTTGTGTTAATTGATTACCCCTGTTATATTTTAGAATAAAAGTTATGACAGAATTGAAGTATGACCCTCGGAATTATCGCATCCACACAGATAAGAATAAACGGCTTATTAAAAAGAGCTTGGAGGACTGCGGAACGGGTCGTTCTATTCTATTGGATAAGAACGATGTTATTATTGCCGGGAATGGCGTTTATGAGCAGGCTTTAGAACTGGGGTTGAAAGTCCGAATTGTTGAGTCTGATGGAAATGAATTGATAGCGATCAGAAGAACGGATTTGTCTACAGAGGATGAAAAAAGAAAGCTTTTGGCTCTGGCTGATAACCATACATCAGATACTTCTATGTTCGATTTTGCAGCTGTGGTTGAAGATTTTGGTATTGACGAGCTTGGTGATTGGGAGTTGGAGCTTCCATTTGATGATATACCGACAGATGTAGACCGCTTCTTTGAGGGTGCAGATAAGGTTGAGAATAAAAGAAAGACGATGGTTTGCCCTCATTGTGGAAAGGAAATAGAGCTATGATCCTATATTTAGCCAGTTATAAAACATGTGCCAAGCGATGGAATTTAGATACAAAAGATATTTATCTTTTAAGTTCTTTCTGGGAGCATAAGTCAGGAAATTGCGATAGTTTCGTCTACCAGGATAGACATATTTTGGATAGTGGGGCTTTTTCCGCGTTCTCCGGGAAGAACAATAATTTCGATTGGGATGGATATGTAAGGAAATACGCGGATTTTGTCTACAAAAACAATATAAGGCTATTTTTTGAGCTTGATATAGATATTGTTGTTGGGATTGATAAGGTTGAGTATTACCGAGAATACCTCAAGGATAGGACTGGCAGGAACCCTATCCCGGTTTGGCATTCCAATAGGGGAAAGGATTATTTTGTCAAGATGTGCGAGGATTATCCTTATGTAGCTATTGGTACGACATTGGCCACCGATGAGGGCAGAAAGATAAGAAAGAACCCGATGATCCTTAAATGGTTCATAGACCAGGCGCACACGGCCGGTTCCCGTATCCATGGGCTTGGGTTCACGAATACGACATACCTTAAGTATTTAAGGTTTGACAGTGTAGATAGCACGACTTGGTTATCTGGTGCAAGATTCGGGCAGATTTACTCATTCGATGGTGAAAAGATGATATATCAAGATCCGCCGAAAGGTATGAGGGTAAAAGATCACGATCTGGCTAATAGGCGTAATTTTAGTGAGTGGGTGAAGTATCAGAGATACGTCGAAAGGTATTTATAATAGATAATTTAATAAGATAATATGAAAGATAGTATGGATTCTGTTACCCTTCTGTATGAGAAAATAGATAGAATATCACTGGCTATCACGTTCGACTACGGAAGCAGCCATAACAAAATGGAAATCGGGTTTGCATCGTATCATTGTGAGAGGTTAAGGGTTGAGCATATCGTGATACCGTTGAGGTTTATACACAACTATTTCAAAAGCGCACTATTGGAAGGGGCAGAGGCTATTCCTGATGGGCGGTACGAGATCGAGAATATGGTATCGACCGTTGTGCCTTTCCGTAACGGAATCATGTTATCCATAGCGTGCGGTATTGCAGAGAGCCGAGGATTGGGAAAAGTCTTTATAGCGAATCATTCAGGCGATCATTCGTTATATCCGGATTGTACGGACGCTTTTATAACAGCTATGTCAACTGCTATGCGTAATGGAACGTATGGGGGGATCACGATTGATGCCCCGTACACTAATATAACGAAGTCGGATATAGCTACTCATGGAAAGAAATTAGATATTGATTACTCAAAGACGTATTCTTGCTATAAGGGAGGAAAGAAACATTGCGGAAAATGTGCCACATGCTTAGAACGCAAGGAGGCGTTATGGGAAGCTGGAATAATTGATACCACCATATATGAGGACGATTAATTTAAAATATACTAAGATAAATGGTTATGTATTACGTATCAAAAAAAATGGAGATTGCAGGTTGTCACAGGTTAACCCTCTCCTACAAAAGTAAATGTGAGAATTTACACGGTCATAATTGGATTGTTACCGTATTTTGTAAGGCAAAGGAAGTCAATGCGGACGGGATGGTGGTGGATTTCAAGCATATCAAAGAAAAGATTCATTCCTGGCTTGACCATGGCAATTTCAATGAACTATTACCATTCAATCCAACTGCAGAAAATATTGCTAAATGGATTACGGAACAGATTCCAGAGTGTTACAAAACAAAAGTGCAGGAAAGCGAAGGTAATATTGCTGTTTATGTAAAAGATAAAGAAGAGGAGGAAAAATTATGAAAGTAAATGAGATTTTCTACTCCATTCAAGGAGAGGGACGGTTTACAGGAACTCCATCCGTGTTTATTCGTTTTGCTGGATGTAATTTGGCTTGCGATTTTTGCGATACAGATCATAAATCATACAAAGAGCTTACCGAAGATGAGATAATGCAGGAAATAGAAAAATATCCGGCAAAACATATCGTAATCACAGGTGGAGAACCAACAATGCAACTCTCAGCTTCACTTATTCATAAAATGCACAAAGCGAAAAAGTATGTACAGATTGAAACCAACGGAACGTTGTTGCTCAGAGATGGTTTGGAATCTATGATAGACTGGATC